AGTGGATGCCCTGAGTTAGTGTTGCTTGATTGGTCATAACGATATGTGCTGCCCTCGTATACGTCTACACCTGCACCGCCGGGCTGAGAGCCATTTTGGTAGTAAACATTACCACTACCGGGGTTAACAACGGTTATTGCGTATGTAGCTCTAATGGCAAACGCAGATGCTGAACCAACGGATGATGTAGAACTAATACCTGTAAGATTTGCAGTGGCGTCAGTCTGGGGGATATTTACAGATACTGAACCAACGGAAGGCGAAGCAGTCGATCCAGTGACATTGACTATCTCATTACCTGTTTCTGAAACGGAAACAGTAACTCGGCCTACAGAAGCAACCATAAATTGCGCAGGGTTCCACACAGGATTAAAGCCAAATAGCTCTCGGCTCTGTAGTAGAGAAGTATCTGGGCGTGGGTTTCTTAGTGATTGAGGGTCATTAACCTTTACACGCCCAAGAAAGTTCTGAGGCTGATCTGGGTCAGCGACATCTCTGCCAACAAGAAAACCAGTCTTAACGCCGTTGCTATACTCAGGCACAAGGTCTTTGAGGGGGTAACGGAACCCCGTCCTGTCACAGAACCCGAAGGCGTATTTGGCTTTCGCGTAGGTCATTACCCACCCAACATAAATGTATCGAAGGGTACAAACTTGATCGACGCTGTTTCCTCATCTTCACCAGCAGCGAGCTGAAACTGGAACTCATACTCTTGCTTCAACAGTGGAACACGGGCAGCAACGTCTGGCTTCTTCATAGCAATGTAGTATGCCATGCCGGAAACCAAAGCTGGTACAAAGCGGGGTGGCACCGAAGATACGTCCCCACCAATACCATTAGACAATCCATCAATGCCCTTCAGCCTGTAATAGGCTAGAGTATACGGCGTGGTGGAATCTGGCACGGGCCATAAGGTTACTTTGACTTCCGTGGGGAGCCTTTGGACGTAGATTTGGGTCGGCCTACCTTGCGTGTTTTTGTTGGTTTGCTGGGCGTAGGTCGTGACACTGACCCTCGCGAGGGCGGTATCGGTTTGATTTGTACCTGTGCCTGTACGGACTTGGTGTTCGATGAGGTCGATGGTGTCTGAAGGAAGGGTATACGTTGACGTACCCGCTGTAATAGCGAGCGTACCCGCTTCAATAGTGAAGAGATTAAGACCACGATTCTGCCACTCCAATGTTAATATGTTAAGGCTCCTACGAGCCGTTTTTAGATCATATCCAGAACGCATCTCAAGGCCAGCACGCTCATATGCTTCCTCAAATAGTTCTGGTAGGTCTGGTGTGACTACTGCCATGATCTAAGTCTTCCTATATTTTGCCGTCTTCTTGGCAATCTTCTTCGGCTGCTTGGCAACCTGCTTACCTTTTTTAGTAGCTTCGCGCTTCTTCTTAGTAGTAGCTGCGTATTCCTTAGCCGTCAAAGCCTTGATAGCCTTCTCAGGAAGGTATCGCTCTCCCGTAGCCTTCTTCCCCTGCGTAGATGGCTTACCAGACTTGGTCCGCCACTTCTGCTTGGTCCAGCTTTTAAGACTTTTTTGGCTTGCTTTTAGCGCCATCTGCTTTAGCCTTTGCTGCCTTACTTAAATCTTTATAATGCACTAGCTTTACGCTTGTCTTGCCATGGGTCTTGCCTGAATGCAGAGAACCGTCAGGCATCTTATGTGTGCCACCTTTATGGACAGTGCCGTCCTTGCGATAATGCTTTACGCCTTTCATGATGTGTACCCCCCACCAGAAGATTTGTACGCTTTAGCCAACATCTGGGCTTTCCTAGCGGACCATTGGCCCGGCGCTCCACCCTTACCGCCAGCTTTTATCCTATTAAACAGACGCTTGCGCTTCTCAGGTTGAGTGTAGTTACCAGCCTCGTTGACTTTACTCTTTGACTTTTTCTTAGTTTTGCCGCCCTTACCAAAGCGAATGATGTCTAAATCCCTAGCATCATCTCCAGTCGAGACGCGATTGCCCGTTAACTGACTTCCCATTTGAGTTCTAGAAATAGCCATTTAACATTTCCACCGTTTTCTAGCCTGACGCAATCGGCTGTTGGGGTCTTTCGCAGCTTTGGGGAACTGCTTCATCTGTCCAGCAGAGCGAGCGCAGTAGGACTTACGCCGCTTGGCGGCTGCGCTGCCTTTCTTCACCGTACCTGTAACCGCCGTCTTTAGCTTAGAGCCGGGGTTATCTTTACGGTATTTAGCCACACCCTTCTTGGTCATACCCGCACCGGATTTGGTTGGGCGTTTTTGACCACCTTTTATGGTGTGGCCCTTCATAGTTCCTTTTTTCTTTTCAGCCATAACTCACTCTATGAGTAGGGTCATCTTATTGCCTGACCCGGTAAAGGCGGCAACGAAACAACCATCATCAGCCAGTATGCCATCATTGGGGATGTACACATCGTTCCAACCTGTAGGTAGGGTCAGATCAAGTATGACTTCTCCTGTGGCACTGCCACTGCGAATAGTGAAGGCAGCGGCAGATGCGGCGTTTACTAGAACACCCTGCAGCCTGCCCCGTGATGGGCCTACGAGTGCGGGTGTGTCACCCACTGCGAAGTTGAATGCGCGAACCTCTTGTCCAGCCATAACCTAGTCCTTCTTCTTTGGGGGACGACCACGCTTCTTTTTGACAGGTTTATCTTCCCAAGCCTCATTCACATCAGGTGTGGAAGGGTCGTCTGCTTTAAGCGTGCCGTTATCATTTCGAGCGCGAACAGGAGTAGTCTTGATAGGAGACCCATCAGGATGCAATCCACGCCGTGCGAGTTCTTCGGTTGAGGGTGCTTTAAACCTACTCATAACCTAACCCCTTATGCTGCTGAGATTGTTGCGCCTGTGTCTGAACGCTTCCAGTTTGTCCCGTCAGAGAAAGCCAGAATCGCCGCGCCTGCGGCACCGTTTGAAACGTACACTAGCGTACCTGCACCCGCATCGGAAGCCGATGGAGCCGTTGCAACCGTGTATGTTGGGACAACGATGTCACCGATAAAACCGTTGGTAGAGGTCACTGGACCTGAAAATGTAGTAGAAGCCATTTTAGTACCCTTTGCATAAGGATTCGCCTTGTAGTCTATGCAACGTCAGGAGGGCTGTAACCTGTCTACAAAGCTAATGTTTGCCCTAGTAGGAACAGAATACACTAGGTTTGAACAAAAAGAAAGAGGCGATCCGAAGACCGCCCCTAACTCTAGAAAGTTCAATTGAACTTATACACCGGGCGAACCGTACATCCCAAGCGGATCGGATACACCGAAAGAATAACGCTCACGCGCTTTGTAGCGCACGTTACCTGTATCGAAGTCACCGTCCATAGATGTCTGCATAGCAGTACGGATGAAGTGCTTCATGCCGTTTGGAACATCTGTAGTCAGGAAGAAAGCGTCTGCGTCAGTCAAGTAGTGATTGACACGGTAGCCTTCAGGGATCGAACCATTAGTGTTGATAGCATTAATGTCGTTATCCGCTGTACCTACACGCAGTTCAGTCTGAAGCAAACGAGTTGCAACAAACATCAACGCAGGTGGAACGATGAGCTTGCGTGGGCGAGCGGCGATCAACAGGCCACGTTCATCAGTGAACGCTGCGATGTCAATTACTGCTTGCTCAAGCGAGGTTTCGTTCAAGTCAGCATTGGCTGCTGGACGGTTGGCGTTGTTGCCGCCTGCCACAGTGCCGTGTGTTGTTGAGAACAATGTAGCGCCGTCACCCGAGTTAAAGGTGGTGAAGCCTGTGTTCAACAACGAAGCCGCTTTAACCTGCTTCGTGTACGCCATGGCGCGAGCCAAGGCTTTGGTGTAACGTGCAGACAATGAATCGTACAAGTTATCTTCCATCGCTTCTTCAGTGATGGAGAAACCCATGCCAACAGTCTCGTGATTGTAACGAGCTGTGAACGATTCTTGAGCATTATCATAAGAGATAGCAGAGCCTTCAGCTTTAACTGGGGCTGCGCCAAATCCTGATAATTTTACTTCCTCCTCAAAACTACGTTCTGAGTTTTCAGTCTCATAGATTTCTGCATGTTCGTTTTCGTACTTACCATACTCAAGCCCAAAAAGAGCGTTGAGACCCGGTAATAGCTCTTTAAGGAGCTGGGCGCGTGAAATAGCCATTAGTTAACCTCCTTAAATGCCTACGTTGTTGGTCATGCTATGAGCTGCTGGGTTAAACTTAACCAACAGATCAGGGAAAGCATCTGAAATAGGTGATACCGCAGAAACAATACGGAACGCTGCTGCTGTTGTCACAGTTGTTGACTCAGCCGCAGTTGTAGAGTTGCCTGTAGTAGTAGAACCAGTTGAAGTAGACTGTACTGCCGCGAAGAAAGTATTCGCACCAATATCAGACTGATCCATAGCACCATCCGCTTGTACTTGGAAAAGTACATTTGGATCATCAACAACGTATGCTTTGATAGCATCGCCATTAGATGTACCCGTTGGGTAGTATTGTGCCTGAACCAACTGGCCTGACGAGTTCACATATTCACAACCAACAAAGACACCAATAGCACCAAGACCGTTACCACCAAGGTTATTGGTTGTAATGTCTGCGCCTGTTGCAGTTGAAAGTGCGATATAACCATCGGCCCCAATGATAACAACTTGCCCGTAGAACAGGTTAGTCGCTTCGCCAGCGGGATCGATGAGATACTGGGACGTTGCCCCAGCGTATGGCATACCGTCAGAACGCTTGACGGGCTTTAAGCCATAGGGAGCTGCTGTTAAAGCCATCTCTCTTACTCCTAATTTAAGTTAGACAAGCTCCCCCTTCAGGTTACTTGCCGAATGATGATCGCGTTGACCGTTCTGGGTCTAGTACGGGCATACGCGGGTCTGAATTGCGCAAGTAGCTATTGTCCACAGCGTTCATCTGGTTTTGGGCCTGATCTAGCTGGGCTTCACGGCGAGCTTGCACGTTTTCGGTTGAGTTCTGACAAAGCAGTAATCCGCCGACCTCTATGTTGTCTGTAAATCGAGACTCGATATCAGACACAACTTGAAGGTTTGGATGATCTTCTGCACGAACAGGTGTCCAGCCCTCACGAAATTTAGAAGAGACGTTAGTGTTATCATTCTTCCCAAGGGTAGCGGTGCGAACCCAACGGTACTCAATACCATCTTTAGGTTCGGGGACGGGTAACATTGACGGTCTCTGCCATGACACCTTGCGTTGACCCGACTCGCGGGTCTCTGTAGTGCGTGAGTTCCTATTCGACATTATTTCATTTCCTTCATCAATTGCGCCGCATACTGTTCATTTGACAGACCAAGTCTCTTGGCGAGAGAAACCT